GTGAACCAGACCGAGATAAATACCAGGGGAATGGTGAGAAAAGTCCGGGAAGAGCCGGGAAGGATCGAAACGGGACGGGATGGAGTTTGAAAAAGAGTTGCAGCTAGTGCAATAGGGAGAAGCCCGGTCAGGCGTCGCCGTCCGGGCTGAACATATCCGACTGACGACGCGCGATCTCCTCCTTCCGCACCGCCTTGATGATCTTGTAGACCCACTGGAGCGAGACGCCGAACTCGCGAGCCAGGTCGCTCTGATTGTGGCCGTTGAATTTGTCGTAGATCTGCCGGTCGCGCCGACTCAGCTTGAGCGACAGCCCCATCGGAAAATAGATGTTCTGGCCACCCCAATGGGCAGCCATCCGATCCGCGACTTCCTTCGCAACGTGCTCGGCCTTTTCGCTGTCCAGTTCGACCAGCTCGCCCAGAGCGTGGGCGACATGCTGGGCCAAGTCGATAAGCAACTCGGGGCCCTTGCTGCGGAAGTCGCTCATATATTGCCCTCCTTATTAGTGGCGCGGGTCACGCGGCGCTGCCACTTCTTCAGATTCTCGATCACCTGGCTGGCCTGGTCGCCGCTGAGCCACTGAAGGGCCTGTACGCCGGTCATCTTCATGACGAACTTGGCCAAAGCCTCTTCGGACGGATCGCGTACTTCGCCCTGCTCGTGGAGTGCCAACCACAGCGCGCGGATCTTCTTCGACTGATCATCAGCCGCCAATGGGCGCTGTTTCTTGCTTGGACGAACCTTAAAGCCCTTGGCCTTGAGCTGTTCCAGAACCCGGTAAAGGTTTGGAACGCTCAGGTCAGCGGTGGACGTGGCGCCGTCCAAGCCCTTCATGCCAGCCAACATCAGGCGATAGGTGTCGTCGTCCATCTGCAGGTCGCGGCGGGCAACGTGGATCAGCTTGATCAGGCGTAGCCGGTTTGGGTTGGACGGCGCCGCGCTCATCGGACACCTCCGTTGTAGACCGGGGTGGTCAGCGGGTTGATAACAAAAGGCTCCGGCGCCTCGCGCATTTGGTGACCAACCTCCTTGATGCTCCCACCACGCTCCAGGAAGGCTGCCATCTGTTCTGCCAGCGCGGCGCGCTCCGAAGCCTTGGCCGCGACGTCACGGCGAGGCGGATCGCCGGCTGTATCGTGGTAGCGCTCCATCAGGCCCCCCCCTGCGTCAGCCGGGCGACCGGCCTGTGGTTGATCGCCTGGTGCAACTGCGCCGACTTGCCGGCCCGGTATCCGGCCTCAACGGCCCCCTCGTCGCGGGCCTTGAGTTTGCGGCGCTTCATCTTGGCCTTCCCCAGGTTGGGATAGTTCTTGCCCATGTAGGCTTCGATAGCATCGGCGATGTTGTCCTCAATGCCAGCGAACTCATCGACCTTGCGGTACACAGCATCGATCCAACCGTTGGCGAAATGGTCGCCACGCGCCACCTTGGTGGAGCGTTTGCAACGCTTTTGCTGCGGCAGCGCGAGGAACTCTCGGCGAGCCTTCTGCAGCTGTCGCTCCAGCACCTGGTAGGCGTAGCCGGTCAACTCTGGAGCTGCCGAGCAGCCCACGAAGATGAAGGCACCGCCGAGCGTCCAGTCAGTGGTAATGATCATGCGGGTGCCGAAGGCATGAGCGCAGACCTGTGCAAGGCGGCAGCGCCAGGTCGGGGGCTCACCTTCCGAGCCTGCCGCGATCTTGACTTCGCAGGCCATGCTGGCCAGTACGTCGCCCATCTCAAGACTGTACTTGTCCATCAAAGCGCGAGCCTGACGCAGAGCGGTCTCTGCTTCATTGGTGTTGGCGGTCTTCGACTTCGCCATCTCCAGGCACTTCTTAATCTTTTCCAGAATGCGATCCTGATCCATTTCACACCCCCGCCAGGCTCAGGTTGATGGGCTCGTAGCGTTCATCACCGACACGCTGGTAGACACGGATATAGACGGCCTTGCCGTTGACCTGCAGTGCATCCTTGAGGGCAACCATCGCGGTCTTCCACTCTGGATCGTCAATCTCAAGGCGCAGCAGGCCGAGAACATCGTTGGTGCGGATCTGGCCGTTGCGACCGATAAATGCGCGGTCAACCAGACGCATCAGGTGATCATTGGCGCCCTGGCTCCACTTGCGGGTGCAGGCGTAGATCAGTTCCTTGGCGGCGATGATTTCATCGGTGAAGGTCAGGCGGTCAGCCAGTGCCTTTTCGATCTTGAACTCGCCGTCATAGGTGGTGATCGAGACGTTGCCCTTCTTACCGCCGAGCTTCACGTTGTAGCGCTCCAGGGAGATGGCGATCAGGTCATCAATGTCCGCCAAGGCCTTCTTCTTGAATGCAGCCAGGGCTTCGCTGATGGCCACAGCTTGGCTGGCCAGCTCGCGGGCAACGCCGTCGCGCAGCTTATCGTGCTCACGCACCTGGGCCATGGGTACGAAATGGCCGAGCACGTTGCGCATGCAGCCTTCGGGGATTTCGATTTGCTCAGCCATGTTTCGGCTCCTGTGCATCGGTGAAAGTTTTGCAGCCGCAGCGCGGGCAGACGTTGTGGGAGAGGTAGGTTTTCTTCGGGTCTGGCACGCTGCGCAACTCGGTTTGGGAACCGATCCAGCGGCAGCGGCGGCATTTGAGCAGCTCAGGCATGGGCCACCTCCACACGCTGCACCGGCTGCTGCCGATTGCGCAGGTAGTCCTGGGCGAGTTGATCCACGCACTGGGTGACCAGCTTGCTGTCGCCGGCCAGGTGCGCCTCCACGATCACCAGGCAGCGCTCGGTGAGCAGGCTGGAAACGTGGGTAAGCGAGTCCAGGCGCTGGGCCATGTTGATCAGTTGGCCGTTTACGTCATCCAGGGCGGCACGCAGCTCGGCGGGTGTGGCCTGGGGGCCGGGGTTGATTAGAGTAAAACCGATGACCATCACGCGGCCCTCACTGGGTAGTTGGGTTGCGCCTCCAGCTCGGCGGCGCGGATCTTGGCGAAGTGGTAGCTGCGGGCGAATGCCAGGACGCGCTCGCCCTGGCACACCCGCCACATGCCGCCGGCTCGGCGAATCTGTAGCGAGTCCATCTCACGCATCCTCATCGCGCAGGGAGGCCACCACCAAACCGCCGGTGACCTTGGTCTCGTGCAGCTTGACCGCCAGGTTCATCGCACCGGAGACCAGGTTGTTCACCGCCAGCGGGTAGCAAAGGGAGATCGTCTTGACCTCACGCGCTGCGCCGCGACCGCCGGTCAGGGACATGCGTAGGCGGTTGCGGATTTCCTCAAAGGCACAGGGCTCGAAGATCTCCTGGTAGTCCACCTCGATCCGCGCGAACTTGTGCTTGAGATACGCCTCGACGTGGTTGTCCAGGGGCTTCAGACGGATCAGCTCGCAACGCTGCACCACCTCACGCACCGCCGGGTTGTACTCGCTGAGCTTGTCGCCCAGCTCGGTCTGGCCGATCAGGATGAAGGCCAGCAACTTCTTGAAGCCGGCCTGCAGCTCGTAAAAGCGCTTGAGGTGCTTCAGGGTGGTGATCGGCAGGCTGTGCGCCTCCTCGATGATCACCACATGGCGGCGACCGGCCTGGGCGCTGGCCAGCAGCAGCTCGTGCATCTGCCGCGAGCGATCCTCCTGGCTGCGGCGCGGCTTCACGCTCGGGTCGATGCAACGGATGATCGCGCCGGTAATGTCCAGAGCCTTGAGCGTCTTGCCCTTGACGTTGTCGTCTTCCACGCCGAGCACGTAGGGCTCGATCACGGTGATCGGCTCGCGGGTGTCGAGGATCCACTCCACCAGATCCTGGCGCAGGGTCGATTTGCCCGCGCCGGATTCACCCACCACCGCCAACATGCCGCCATGCTTGGCCGTCTGGCGGATGGCCTGGCGCACGTAGCGGATGTCATCGGACAGGAACACGTCCTGCTCACTCTGCATCTCGTCGGTGAACGGGTCGCAGGGCAGGCGGAAGTGATCCTTGGCCTGGCGGGTCAGGGTGTTTTTTCGTAGTAGCATGTAGTCGCTCTCTTTGCTGTTGGCATTGCGGGGCACCGATGCAGCGCGGCCGACCAAGACTTGCGCTGCATCGGTTTCTTCCATCACGAACAGGTCGCGAATGTGGTCATCGTTCGCCCCTCGGGCGAACAGAAGCGTCGTGATCTGACGCTCAAGGGGTTGGCGTTCCAGGCTCTTGGGCCACAGGCCGTGGTTGACCAGTTGGGCCATGGTGGACTGGCTGATAGGGTCGCCGTTCGGCTTGATGATGGCCTCGGCCATCTCCCGCTGAGAGATGTCGAGCTGCCACATCACACGCTTCAACTTCATCATCTGCTGCTGCATGACGTGCTCCTTAAACGGCCCGCAGGCCGGTGACTTGGGCGGCCGGGACAGGCTCTGCCGGCCGGGTGAACTGTTCGATCAGGGCGTTGACCTGGTCTTCCGGCACGCCGTCCTTGAAGGTGCTGCGCAGCCAGGTGTTTTCCTGTGCGGTGAGGTTCCGGCCGATAGCCTTGGCGACGCGCTGCATGGCCTCCAGGGGCGACAGCTTCGGCAGGTCGGCGCGCAGATGCTCCGGTGTGTCGATGGTGTTGCCCTGGCGCGTGAGGTAGGCCGGGTGCTCGATCTTCTTGAGGTGCTCGTGGGTGTCGAGCTGACCGCCGAACGGGGTGACGTTCCTGGCGCGCGCTGCCTTGGCGTCCTGCTCCGGGTAGGCCAGCTCGTCCATGGACTTGGCTGCCTGCTCGATGGCGGTCTCTGGCAGCGACTTGTATTCCTGGCCAGGGATCGCCGCGTCCAGGCGCTGGCCGAACACGTCATAGCTGCGGATCGGCTCCACGCGGTAGATCAGCATCTCGCCGTCATAGCGTGGCGACTCAACCTGAATGGCGCAGTCGCCGTAGGCCAGGCCGCGCACGCTGACCTTGCCGCCTACCACGATGCCGTCTAGGCCGCGCAGGTCGTACTGCAGGGACTGCTCGGCGTTCTGGTGCTTGAAGCTGATGGTCAGATCCGGGCGCACGGTGCGTTCCTGCTCGCGGCTGGTCATCAGTGCGCGGCACACCGCCACCTCCGGCAGCAGGCGCAGTTGCTCAGCACGTATCAGTTGCCAGAGGTCATAGCGCGCCACCGGCTCGGCCATGCCGGCGCGGCGCAGGCGGGTGTCCTGTCCTGGGATCAGGTTGGCGTTGTACGCCTCGGCCCAGGCTTGGGCGGCTGCATTCAACTCGGCGATATCGTCCACCGGCTGGAAGCGCAGGCGGCTCTCGAACTGGGTCTCGACAATGTTGTTGCCGCCCTCGACGCCGCCCTTGGCGCGAGCGTTACCGGCCTCGTGCTCCAGCGGCTTCACTTCCAAGTGCTTGAGCAGGTTCTTGATCGCGCTGCTGGTGTTGGCCGAGCCCTTGTCCCACAGCAGGAACAGCGGCACCCCATGCACCAGGCGACCTTCCTGCTTGCCCCAGGCATACATCAGGAAGTCGAACAGCGCGTGCTGGTTCTCACCCGCCGCCTCGCAGTACCACACCACCAGGGCGCCGCTGGCGCGGTCGTAGCACACGTAGCGCCAGACCTTCAGCTTGACCTTGGCGTAGTTGTCGAGCTTGTTCTTGTAGAACTCGCTGTCACGCATGATGTACTGGCGCCCCTTGAGGTAGTACACCAGGCACAGCGAGGGGTCGATCTCATGCAGGTAGTTCGGGTGCGGCGCGCGCTGCGCCTGTACCGGGCTGACCTTGCGCTGGCTGGCGACGTTCAGGCTGCGCGCTGCGATAAGGCGATTGAGCTGGGTGTTGCTCACGCCCAGGTGGATGCCGTTCTGCTCCAGGATCGAGCGCGCTGTAGTGGTGAACAGCGTCTGCTTGCCGTTCTCCCGCAGGCTCTCGCGCTGCAGGGCACCAAGCATCTCCAGCGAGTGAGCCGGTACCGAGGTGGAGCCCTTGTCCGCTCGCGTCTTGCGCCCAGCAGTCCAGCCGCAAGCCGCCTTTAACTGGCGGTAAATAGTGGCCGGGGCCCAGCCCAGGAACTCCTGAGCGGCCTCCATCAGCGGGCCGCGCTGGCCGTGACCGGCTGCGTCCAGCTTGCGAGCCAGCTCGGTCAGGTACTCGCGGATATCTGGCGTAATTGCCATGTCGACCACTCCCTTGGCGCTCATCAGGCCTGTTCTTCATCCAGTTGCAGCAGGTGCTGCTGGGCCTGCGTCAGCTCATGACCGAAGCGGGTGTAGAGTTCATGGCGGGCTGCTGCGATCAGGTGGGCAGAACGGTTGATAGCGTCGTGCAGTTCGACCAGGACGGTGCGAACCTCAAGGGGCATCTCGCCAGGAGCTTCCGGGTCGTAGTCCGGTTGGTTGGCGACCTCGCCCAGCCACCAGGCGTCCAGAGCCTCGACAGCCTGCAGGTGACGCCCCATGGACTCGTCGATGATGACCTGGCGCTTGGCGATCTCTTCCTGGAAGGGCGCGACCTTCTCGCTCCAGGGCGCGGTGCGCAGTTGCAGTTTTTCCATGTCCAGCCGGGCGGCACGCAGCTTCTTGCTGGTGTCGGCCTCAACCTTGGACAGGGCGTCGTAGTCGTCCTGAACATCGTCCAGCTTCTTCTGCAACTCGGCTTTCTCGGCGGCATGCTTGGCGATGATCTCCTCGGCTAGCTCGACGAAAGACTCCTTGTCGCCGGACTTGGCCACCTCGATCAG